GCGACTATGTGCTCGCGCACGCCTATCTGCGCGACGACCATGTCCTCGACGACGTGCTGCCCGTCGAGATCCCGATCCCGCCGATCGCCGAGGTGCAACAAGCCCTGTTCGCGGCGGCGGAGAAGGTCTCGGGCGAGAGCGGCGACGATTTGAAGCGCCGGCTGCGCACCGGCACCGTCGTCACCACCGACGATCGCAATTGGGAGCTGCGCTACACGCTGACGACGCTGCGCTTCAACCAGAGCCGCGCGGTCGCGATCGACATGGAATCGGCGACGATCGCCGCGCAGGGCTATCGGTTTCGGGTGCCGTACGGGACACTGCTGTGCGTGTCGGACAAGCCGATCCACGGCGAGATCAAGTTGCCCGGCCAGGCCAACCGTTTCTACGAGCGCGCGATCTCGCAGCATTTGCGGATCGGGCTCGAGACGATCGATATATTGCGCGCGGAGGGGACGAAGCTGCACTCGCGCAAGTTGCGGAGTTTCGATGAGCCGCCGTTTCGCTAGGGGGCGGGGGGCGGCCGTCGGCCCCGGAGCCGGCCATACTCCCCCCTCCCTGAAAGGGAGGTGACAGGGGTGGGTTGCTCTCCGTATCGGGTATGCGCAGCGCCCGAATAGCGAGCGCCGCGTCTATGGATCCCGGATCAAGTCCGGGATGACGGTGGGTCGGATCTGCCCGGCGCTTCGATGAATCGCGGCGTTGCTCACTCTGCCGGCCCGGGAGAGGGTAAGCGCTTTGTGCAGCGCACCAACCCTGCTAACGGCGCGCCCATGCTATCGTATCGCGACATCACCGTGCGGCTGGGCGGCCGGGCCATCATCGAGGGCGCCTCGGCGTCGATCCCGCCCAAGGCGCGCGTCGGCTTCATCGGCCGCAATGGGGCCGGCAAGTCGACGCTGATGAAGGTGCTCGCCGGGATGCTCGATGCCGACAGCGGCTCGGTCGACATGCCGCGCGGCGCCAAGTTCGGCTATCTCCGCCAGGATGCACCGGGCGGCGCGCTCTCGCCGTTCGAGACCGTGCTCGAGGCCGACACCGAACGCGCCGGCCTGCTCGCCGAGGCCGAGACCGCGCTCGATCCCGACCGGCTGGGCACGATCTACGAGCGGCTCGACCAGATCGACGCCTACACGGCACCGGCCCGCGCGGGTGCGATCCTCAAGGGCCTCGGCTTCGACGATGCCGCGCAGGCGCGCCCGATGGAGAGTTTTTCGGGCGGCTGGCGGATGCGCGTCGCGTTGGCGTCGCTGCTGTTCACCAACCCCGATCTGCTGCTGCTCGACGAGCCCTCCAACCATCTCGATCTCGAGGCGGTAATGTGGCTCGAAGGATTCCTGCGCGCCTATCGTGGCACCATCCTGCTGATCAGCCACGAGCGCGATCTGCTCAACAACGTCGCCGATCATATTCTGCATCTCGATAAGGGCGGCACGACGCTCTACGTCGGCGGCTACGACGCGTTCGAGCGCCAGCGCGCCGAGCGGGCCGCGCAGCTCGCCTCGGCCGTCGTCAAGCAGGCGGCGCAGCGCGAGAAGCTTCAGGCGTTTGTCGATCGCTGGAAGGCCAAGGCCTCGAAGGCCAAGCAGGCGCAGTCGCGCGTGAAGGCGCTGGCCAAGATGCAGCCGATCGCGGCGATGGCGGACGATCCCTCGCTGACCTTCTCCTTCCCCAATCCCGAGGGGCTGAAGCCGCCGCTGCTGACGCTCGACAAGGCGTCGGTCGGTTACGAGGCGGGCAAGCCGATCCTGTCGCGGCTGATGCTGCGGCTCGATCCCGACGATCGGGTGGCGCTGCTGGGCCGCAACGGCAACGGCAAGACGACGCTCGCCAAGCTGCTCGCCGGCGATCTCGCGGCGATGGACGGGGTGGTGACATCGGCACCCAAGCTGACCGTCGGCTATTTCACCCAATATCAGGTCGAAGAGCTCGATCCGACCGATACGCCCGTCGACCTGATGGGACGGCTGATGAAGGGCGCGACGCCCGCCGCCGTCCGCTCGCAGCTCGGCCGCTTCGGCTTTTCCGGCGACAAGGCGCTGACCAAGGTCGGCAAGCTCTCGGGCGGCGAGCGCGCGCGGCTCGCGCTGGCGCTGGTGACGCATTCGGCACCGCATCTGCTGATCCTCGACGAGCCGACCAACCATCTCGACGTCGACACGCGCGAGGCGCTCGTCCAGGCGCTCGCCGAATATCGCGGCGCGGTCGTCGTGGTCAGCCACGATCGCCACATGCTCGAGCTCGTCGCGGACCGGCTGGTGCTGGTCGATCAGGGCACCGCGCAGGAATATGATGGCACGATCGACGATTATGCCAAGTTCATCGTCTCGGGCGGGGGCGGTGAGGCCAAGCCCGCCTCGGCGGGTGGCGGCGGTGCCCGCAAGGAGGATCGCAAGGCGGCGGCCGACCGCCGCGAGGCGACGCAGGGTATTCGCACCCGCATCAAGGACGCCGAGACCGAGATGGCGCGACTCGCCAAGTCGATCGCCGACATCGATGCGGCGCTGGCCGGCACGCCGCCGACGCCGGCGATGAAGCTGATGACGATGGGCCAGCTGATGAAGCGCCGCGGCGACGTCGAGCGGCTGCAGGCCGCGGTCGAGGCGGAGTGGATCGAGGCGACCGAGGCGCTCGAGGCGGCGGCTTAAGGTGTTGAATATCCTCCCCTGCAAGGGGTGGATCTGCAGGTGAGTGCGGCAAATCTCCCCTCCCTCCCAGGGAGGGGCTGGGGGTGGGTGTTGGCTGGGTGATACGGCTGCCCTGCGCGTAACGTTGCCCGTATCGACCAGCCTCCACCCACCCCAACCCCTCCCTGAAAGGGAGGGGCTTTGCCTGCTTAACCAAATACGCACTTTTCTTCTTGACAGCGAACCGCTGTTCTGTCATAAGCAGGGCACGCTTCAGAAATGCGTCGAGGGCCGGGCGGTGGTGACACCGTATCTGGCCCTTGTCGTGTTTCGTCACCGGGAGGGTGGAATGGCCGAGACCGAACCGCGCGCCAAAAGGGTGCCGCTGCGCTGGACCAAGGCGCGGCAGACCAGGTTTCTCGAAACGCTCGCGCAGACGTCCAACGTCGCCGCATCCGAGCGCAAGGCTAAGATGCCGGTGGGCAGCGCGTACCGCCATCGCCGCAAGTCGCCGGCGTTCGATGCGAAGTGGCAGGAGGCGCTGGCCGAGGGCTATGCGCGGCTCGAGCTCACCATGCTCCGGCGCGCGCTTGAAGGTGTGTCGCGCCGCGTCACCAAGACCGATAGCGGAAGCGAGACGGTCGAATATTCGGATCGGCTCGGCATGGCGCTGCTCGCCGCGCACCGCGCGACGGTGACCGGCGGCGGCCGGTTCGCGCTGGCGGCCGACGACGACATCAAGCAGCGGCTCGCTGCCAAGATCGCCGACATGAGTCGCCGGATGCGCGATGAAGGTTGAGCCGCTGACCGCCGCCAGGCTGGCGGTGATGAGCGACGAGGAGCAGGCGCGCATCATCGGCAGGATGAGCCGGCTCGAGGCGCAGGCGCATTGGGCCGATTGGGCTTTTTGGGCGCGCGACGAGCAGATGCCGCCGCAGCGCGACTGGCGGGTGTGGCTGCTGATGGCGGGGCGCGGCTTCGGCAAGACGCGCGCCGGCGCCGAATGGGTACGCGGGCTTGCCGAGCGCGACGGCACGGCACGAATCGCGCTCGTCGCCGCGACGCTGGGCGAGGCGCGGCAGGTGATGGTCGAGGGCGACAGCGGGCTGCTCGCCTTGTCGCAGGGGGCGTGTCGGCCGCATTGGGAGCCGTCGCTGCGCCGGCTGCGCTGGCCGGGTGGGGCGGTGGCGACGCTCTACGGGGCCAGCGAGCCCGAGGCTTTGCGTGGGCCGCAGCATAGCCACGCCTGGTGCGACGAGATCGCCAAATGGCCGGCGGCACAGGCGGCGTGGGACAATCTCGCGATGGGGCTCCGGCTGGGCATCCGGCCGCGGATCGTCGCGACGACGACGCCCAAGCCGACGTCGCTGCTGCGCGCGCTGATCGTGCGCGGCGACGTCGCGGTGTCGGGTGGCCGCACGTGCGACAACCGGCTGCATCTGGCGGAAGATTTCATGGCGGCGGTGACGGCGACCTACGCGGGTACGCGGCTCGGCCGGCAGGAGCTCGACGGCGAGCTGATCGAGGATGTCGAGGGCGCGCTGTGGAGCCGCGCGCTGATCGAGCGCTGCCGCGTGCCGGCGACGCCGCCGCTGATGCGGGTCGTCGTCGGCGTCGATCCGCCGGCGGGTGCGAGCGCGACGTCGGATGCGTGCGGGATCGTGGTCGCGGCGCTCGGGGCGGACGGGCATGGCTATGTGCTTGAGGATGCCAGCGTGGCGGGGCGCTCGCCCGAGGGCTGGGCGGCGGTGGTCGCGGTGGCGGCGGCGCGGCACGGTGCGGACCGGATCGTCGCCGAGGCGAACAATGGCGGTGCGATGGTCGAAAGCGTGCTGCGCGCGGCCTCGGCGGCGCTGCCGGTGCGGCTGGTCCACGCCAGCCACGGCAAGGTCGCGCGCGCCGAGCCGGTGACTGCGCTCTACGAGAAGGGGCGGGTGTTCCACCTCGGCGCCTTTCCCGCGCTGGAGGATGAATTGTGCGGCCTGTGTGCGGGCGGCGCCTATGTCGGGCCGGGGCGTTCGCCGGATCGGGCCGATGCCTTGGTGTGGGCGCTGAGCGCGCTGCTGCTGAGCGGGCCGGCGCGGCCGGGATTGCGGACGCTCTAGAAAGAAATCCTCCCCCGGAGGGGGGGCCGCCCGCAGGGTGGTGGAGGGGTAGTCTCTTCGGGCGGTGCATCGCTGGCGCTCGAGATCGGTCAGCGCTGTTTCGCCCGGCCTCCACCCCTCCACCCCCGGCTTCGCCGGCGGTTCCCCTCCCCTTGTAGGGGAGGATTTGAAAAAGAAGGACATCCTCATGCGGCTTTTCGGGTGGAAGGCGGCGCGCGGCAGCGCGCGGCCGGTGTTGACGCGCACCTTCGGCTTCGGCGCATCTCCGGGTGGCGACTGGCCGAGCGGCTACGAGGCCCAGGTCCGCGCCGCCTATCTCGGCAATGCGGTGGCGCAGCGCGCGGTGCGGATCGTCGCTGAAGGCGCGGGCGGCGTCACGATCGACGTGACCGGCCGCGGAGCGACCGGCGGCAATGCGACGCCGGGCGATCCGCCCGTGGCAGGCCTGCTCGCCGGCATGGGCCAGCCGTTGATCGAGACGGTGGCGGCGCACCTGCTGCTCCACGGCGACGCCTATGTGCAGATCCTCGCCGATGCCGACGGCATGCCGGCGATGCTCTTCGCGCTGCGCCCCGAACGCGTCACGATCGAGCCAGACGCGACCGGCTGGCCCGCCGCCTATGTCTATCGCGCCGCAGGCCAGGCGCTGCGCATTCCGGTCGCGCCCCCCGACGGCAGACCCGGCCTCGTCCACATCCGCACGATGCACCCGCTCGACGATCAATATGGGCTCGGCTGTCTCGGCGCCGCGGCCGGTCCGGTCGCGATCCACAATGCCGCGACGCGCTGGAACAAGGCGCTGCTGGACAATGCCGCGCGGCCTTCGGGGGCACTGGTCTACGATCCCGGCGATCCCGGCGCGACGCTGTCGCCCGATCAGTTCGCGCGGCTCAAGGGCGAGATGGAGGCCGGGTTCTCGGGCAGCGGCAATGCCGGGCGGCCGATGCTGCTCGAGGGCGGGCTCAAATGGCAGGCGCTCAGCCTGACGCCCGCCGATATGGACTTCATCAACCTGAAGGCGGCGGCGGCGCGCGAGATCGCGCTCGCCTTCGGGGTGCCGCCGATGCTGCTCGGGCTCCCCGGTGACAACACCTACGCCAATTATTCGGAGGCCAATCGCGCGCTGTGGCGGCTGACCATCCTGCCGCTCGCCGACAAGATCGTCGACGCACTCGAAGCGGCGCTGGCGGCGTGGTGGCCGGACCTGAAGCTGGCGATCGATCTCGACGCGATCCCGGCGCTGGCAACCGATCGGACGGCACTCTGGTCGCAGGTGTCGGCGGCCGATTTCCTCAGCGACGACGAGAAGCGCGCGATGCTGGGCTTCGCGCCGAGGGCGCGCGCGGACGAGGAGACATCGGCATGATGGCGGATACCGAAAGCGCGCTGCTGGCGCGGCTCGTCGAACAGGGGCGCCAGGAAGGCGCAGACCTGCTGACCATCCGCGCGATCGCCGAGGAGGCGAGCGAGTTGGGCGCGGCGCGTGCGCTCGAGCGGCTCGGCCTGGCGGACGCCACCGCGCGTGGCGATCTCGGCGAGCTGCGCGAACTGCTCTCGGCCTGGCGCGACGCCAAGCGCACCGCGCGTACCGTCGTGGTCGGCTGGGTGGTGCGGGTGCTGCTCGCGGCGCTGATGCTGGGGTTGGCGGTACGGTTGGGGCTTGTCGCGCTGGTGCGCGGATGAGCGCCTCGGCCCCGAACGGGGTGGGGTGTGCGGACGGGCGCGGGGAGGCACGCTCATGACCCTCCGCTTCGCCGGCTACGCCGCGCTGTTCGATACCGTCGATCGCGGCGGCGACGTCATCCGCAGAGGCGCGTTCGCGCGCGCTATCGAGGCAGGCGCCAAGGGGCTCCCACTCCTCTGGCAGCACCAACAGTCGGCGCCGATCGGCCGCATCGAGAGCATCGCCGAGGATGCGCGCGGCCTGCGCGTGATCGGCAGGCTTACCCCCGATGCGAAGCCCGCGGCCGATGCCGCAGCCCTGCTCCGCGACGGCGCGGTGGGCGGCCTGAGCTTCGGTTACCGCGTCCGCGCCAAGCAGCACCGGCCGGGCGGGCGCGAGCTCACCGATCTCGACCTGGTCGAGGTCTCGCTGGTCACCTTTCCGATGCAGCCCGGCGCGCGCGTGCACGCCGTCCACGAGGAGACAGACTCATGACGTCCGATTTTCAGCAGGAGAACCCGATGTACGAGACCAAGCACGA